TTGAAATTAATTTTTAATTTTCTTTACTATACCATTATTATATTCGAATACGTTTGTTCCAAATACATAAAGACCATCATTACCATCTAACTCTTCAATTTTTTCTAAGATAAATGATTCTGGATTTAATTTAAACTCGTCAATCTTGTTTGCTTTTTTAAGATCATCATCACCACCTAATGAACCTTGGAAGTTAATACCTTCTGTGTCAGCCCATTCTTTTGCAACAATTTGTGTTCCTTCATTTGTTTTAGTTACACCAGGTTGTGCTTTTTCAAAGATAGCTACTGTTTCACTTATTGATGTTGGAATACCTAAAGACTTTCTTGCCACAAAGTCTACAGGTTTACCTGTAGCTTTTGATGCTGCAAGATATTTATCTGTAGCTGCTGCTTGAGCTGCTATTTGTTGTTTCTTTAATTCGTTTTCTATTCTTGCTAAATCTACTTTTGATTGTAGGTCGGACACTTTATCAAATTTTTGACTTGCCACATCGATAGCGCCGCTAGGATCTTTAATTGACATTTCACCTGTTCTTAACTTTCGACCAACTTCTATAGCCGTATCAGCTCCTGCATCTCTTCTTGCTCTTTTAACAACACCTTTTAATAATCTTTCAACCGATGTATCTTTTTTAGTACCAGAGTCATTAAATTGATTTGCATCTGTGCCAGTCTTTTCTACTTTTGTATCATCAGTCTTCTTACCAACTTGACCTACACTAGACTTCTTAACTATTTCTTCTGGTTTTTCTGGTTTAAATGGATCGAACCTTTCACCTGGAACTACGAAGTTTGCAAAACCTTTCGCAGCATCTAACGCTATAGGACCACCGATACTTGCGGTATTAAAAAGTAAAGTTGGTGTAGACAATGCTGTAAAAGGATTTTCTCTTATTGCCATACCTAATCTTTTTGGATCTAAAAGAGCTTGTGTACGACTTAATTTACCTGGTGTTCCTATCATACCAGCTTTTATTTGTGCTTCAGTTAATACATTACCTTGACCAGGAACGTTTGTTGTTTGTCTAAATCTTCCTGTCGGCAAACTTTTTTGTATAAATTGAGGTAGTTTACTCATTATGCCTGTGGTAGCTGGTTGAAATGTTGATGGTTTAGTTGCAATACCAGAACCAATTGATTTAACTCCTTGACGAGAAAAAATAGGTGCTAGTCTAGATAATATAGCTCCACTTGCAAGTAAAAGAGGATTTTGAAAACCTGTTCTACCTTCTCCTTTATCTTCTCCTACAATAGTTCCACCACCAATAGTTTCAGGTTCTTTAATACCATCCATGATCCCTTCTTTTACAGGGCCGCCCATTTTGAACATTGGTCTATTTAATGGTCTCATATTATCTTATTACCACT